AGCGTGAATGGCTTGTAGCTGTAATAGATTGGCTCATAGCCATTTTCTTTGAGGATTTCCATAAAGCGAATACAAGCATCTGTGTTTGCCTGTTTATCTCCGCTAGCATGATCTTCGTAGTCAAGACACAAGTATTTTACTTTTTGAGGCACATTGTCAAGGAAGTAGCGTGCTTCTCGCTCTGCTTCTGCTATGTCTCCACCAAACCAAGCAAAATGATAGAAGCCAACAGGGTTGGATTGCTCAACTTGAGCAGATAAGCAAGGATTGATATAGCTTGTACTTTCAGAAATCTTAATGATGGTATTCTGTGTACCCATATCCTCCAAAATACCTGTAATATCGTATCCATTGTGGCTAGATACGTCGATGAATAAGTCGTTTTTCTTCATAGTTCTCTCCTAATTCTCACTTGGCTCATGATAGCCAAGTGCGCGGTTGCTATCAGAAATTCCTGCAGTTGTTGGGTCGTTCACAACACCAATTAATACAAGAATGTAAACAAATGTGTTCACACCATCCTGGATATTTTTGGGGATTTCAAGCCCGAACTGCTGAGCCATCAAGAAGATTGCTCCAAGAAGGGCAATGAGTGTTGCTTTGTTTTGTAGTCTTAATTTCCAATTAATCATGTTATTCTCCTTTTTTATTGTTTGTTCTGAATTAGGTTTTTTAGTTCCCTCACGTCCTCGCCAAGAGACTTAACTTGCTCAGCTAGAACAAGTATAGCCTTGTTTTGCTCGTCGTGATTATCAAGTCGCTTATTTGCTGACACTTTAAATTCTTGCAGATTTTCAATGTCTTTTTCCATAGCTGTAATACGATTTTCTTGCTTTGTATTACGATCTTTCATTGAGAAATACAGGGTTACAACAGGGACGAGAGAGAAAACGAACTGTACAATTAAACGCTCGTATTCTGGCATATACACCTCCTACTCTTTATGTTCATCTGTTTCCATCTCTGCCAAAATTGCATCTTCAATCTTATAGCGCATTTCTCGTAACTCTTGCTCATGCTTACGCATGCTGCTACGATTTTTAGCGTACAAATCCGGATCATGAAGTGTTTCGGATGTTGTTGAAACAGCATCATTATCTGTATTGACTACAGTAGTTTTGACCAATTTTTGTTGGTCGCCATCTTGTGCGAAAAATTCAGCTACTAGCTGACGTGTTTTAGTGACTTTTAGCATTGTCATTTCCTCCTTTATAAACTAATTATCTGTTAAATTTTAGGGATTTTTTACGATTGTTATGTTTTGAAAGATACATTGTCGAAATTTAGCCATGTAGAATCCACATTAGATTTGACAACTACGTTTCCACTTGGATAAATTCCTATAACGGCCGAACCGTAATCATTATTCAAAGCTGTTTTAAATAATGCTGTGGATGGTCTGAAATTTTCAGGTAAAGTAAGGATGATTGACTCACGTGCAATCTTTCCACCCTGACATGTTCCTTTAAAACAAACAACACCATCAAATGTTTTTGAAAATTGGACACCTCCGAAATCCCTGTGATGGTTCCATCCGTTTTGTAAAACGGCATTTTGCCAAGGAGTCGGATTGCTTTCTGATTTTAGCAAAGCTAAATAGTCAGAGTTGTTCGTTGATTTTGTTTGTTGGGCTACATAGCGCCATGGCATCCAGTTATTATCAAATCCATTCTCTCTAACAGCCATATATCCCAATGATGTGGTGAAGCGTTGAATACATTCCTGTGAATTAGGGTTAGGTCTGAATACCTCCAACATCCCCCAAGCCCCAAATGGATTATTTTGAGAGTTGCCGTCTATCCACCAAAAGCCAGTATTTTTCATGGAATTAAAATCCTGTTTGATGATCTTCCCACATCCATTGTTATCGGTGATTTGATACTGTTGGATAGGTTTATTTCTAGCATAGATGTCACCCAAGACATCCAAAGAACCTGCACCACCTTGCTCTGCAACTTTACCAATACCCACACGCCCATCTTTGTCATAACTCATGACTACACTCTCAGTTGCAACAGTAGCTGAAAATTCAACATTTGTAAACTTATCCTCAAGTCGTCCAACAACTACAAAAGATTTAGTAGCAGGATAATTTCCTGCTAAGTTTGCAGCTGAATTAGTCAATGTATGAACACTTGTAAAGACGCCTGATGCGCTACCATTATCAACAGAAAAATTATTTGTATTTAATGGAGCAACCCGAAAAGTCAGTGTCATGTTGTTTCTCTGCTTACCAGAGAGCATCAGAGGCGCTATTTTGGCATTTCTGATAATTTGAATGATATTGGGCGATTCTCTTGTTCTAACAGCTGAAAAGCTGAGAGAGGGAGCAAAATACTCAATGACATTGATAGTAATATCTTTCGTATCTGACCGCCTACCTCGACTATCAACCACACTGGCACGTATTGTTGCTGATCCATTAAAATTCATCATCCCAAGCCTGCCACCATTTTCTGTAACAACATGGTTCTTATTAACAATTTCAGCACTATAACCTGTGATGGTTGAACCATAGACACCACTAGCGCCATTAAAGCCTACCTGAATATCTGATACGATTTGAAGAAAGTTATTGCCGCTCAGTAACCCCCTAGCAACACCATTAGTATCTGTCAAAGTAACACTAGAAAATGTAGGTTTCATACTCCCCGGTACGCTCGCTGTTAGTATAGCTGATTGCGTACCTGTTTTGGTGCTACCTACGTATGTATCAACATAAATTGTTCCAGTACCACTTGTGCTATTTGGGATTTCATTTGCAAAATCAAGCGGTATCATCCATGTTGTGGATGTATCAACGTTGGAGGCAATAGTACCAGACTTATTCCCCCAAACATACCGGACTGTATGCTTGAAACTTGAGCTATGGCGACTAATATTAATAGTTATTGGACTACCAATATTCACAGCACTTACACTTACAGAACTAGCCCGTGGAATGGTGGTTAGACTAATATTAGCCGTAACTGTAATTGCTCCATGATAGCCATTATTTGGGGTAAATGTGCAGGACAGAGGTAGAGTTTTACTTCCGTCTGCATTATGGGTTATGGTACTTGAACCCATAGCAAGAGTAACCTCTCCGTCCCAGACCTCCCAATTTGGATTGCTGCTGTGGACATTACGCCCATCAAGAGATAGCGAAAGAGTACTACTACCACTTTTGTTATATGTGTGATAATAACTTGAGCGACTAACTGTCATTTCCCAGTTTACCGATGTGGTGTTTGCAGCGATATTCTGCGCACCTTGATCAATGTAAACATTTAAAAATAAGCTACCGCTTGAATTGCTGTATTTTGCCATTTTACCTCCTTTTATCCAACATAACGGATAACATTCACATCTTTGTTAAGATGGTATTGCTCTGTTCTAAAACGCCCAATTTGAACTGATGCGGTGAAAATTCCATTGTCAATATTAATAACCCCTTGCGAAATATACATAACTTCCTTACCTGCAGAAAACATGGAAATTCTATCACTTGAAACCTTGATAGTTGAACTTGCATCATTCTTACCAATAATTAAGCCCTCGTTTGTGCTTTTCATATACGTATCAATGAATGTTTTAAGCTCTGCTAATCCTCCGAATTGAGTTGTCAACAAATCAATTCTTCTACCTGCTTCAATCAAATCTTTTTCAGATTGGGCTGCATCTTGAGCATTCTTGTCAACAAAGGCATTATAGGCTTTTTCTAATTCGCTAAAGGCCTCCATAGATGCTTTCGCTTTCATTTCAGCTTCTAAAATCTGTGATTTCTCACTAAGTGCATTCAGCTGTTCCTGAGTCAATCCTTGGTCGGCTTTAGAGTTAAGACTATCCTCAATATCCTCAAGAGCTGGTATCCAATCAATAGGGACTGTTCCAGTATTGACTCTTAGTTTTGAGATGATGACTGTCCCATCTGAGCCCTTCTCAAAAGTTAGATACAAGGCAATCTCTTTGATTAGGTCGCTTGTCCTACCGTTTGAGTATGGTTTCCACAACCAAGCTTGTGAGTACGTCCCACTTTTGGCGCTTGTAGTGTCTATGTATTGCCTTCCTAAGACTTTATCGTTAGTAGTGAAGTCCCACTGACCTGGCGAACCGTTGCTATACTTAATTACACGATTAAGCCTAAAACCTTTGATGGTTTCAGAGGCCACATAATCAAACGTTAAATAAAGCGGTTGAACTGTTGACCAAGTATGAGCCGATTGTGCTAGTGTATAGATTTTCCCTTGATTTCCTATAGTTGCTCTAGCGGTTCCTAGTGCAAAGTTACGAGCCCCAACCCTCACATTATCGAAGAGAGCTGTCCACTTGTACCTTGCAGGATCCTGACTGTCTGCCTCTGTGAAATCTGTTAGCGTACCTAAGTAGCGCTTATTAGTGCTATCAGAGGTGCTAAAACCATCACGGCCATCAGCAGAGTTAGCCCATGCCCTATGAAAATACGGTGTTCTACCATCCGCTCCTTTTGCTCCTGGTACACCTTGCGCACCATCTTCGCCTTTCCACTTTGTCCATTTATAAACTGTTGGATTAGTACTATCTGCAGCATTAAAATCGACATACATACCAATATATGGCTTATTGGTATTAGTTTGGCTAAATCCCCCACCAGTTGCATTGTCAGCATAAGCAATATGAGTGTACTGAGTTCTTCCGTCTGCTCCTCTAATTCCCGGAATACCTTGCTCACCTTGTAATCCTCTAGGGCCTGTATCGCCCTTATCACCCTTGGCTCCAGTAGCCCCTTGCTGCCCACGTTCTCCTTTTTCCCCATGTACACCAATAACAGTAGGGTCTGTCGTCTTACTTGTACCGTTTGTGTATAGCTCAACTCGATAATTCCACAAATAACGCTTGTCTGAGGTGATAGCCTGTGGCGTAATTGTCCACCCTGTACTTGCTCTTGTAATACCTGTTGAGACTGTAGTAGCTAAATAGTAATTAGTTACATTAGAAATACCATTACCATCTGCTCCTTTTATCAACGTCCACTTATAATCTCTGTAATCTGTACTGTCTGCCTGAGTGTAATCAGTATATGTTCCAATATACGTTTTATTTGTACTGTCAGTAGTTGAGAAACCCTGTGAGCCGTTGTTTGATGTGGCGTAGGCTATATGTAAGTATGGTGTCCTACCATCTGCACCAGCCTTACCTGCCACACCATTTGCACCATCAGAACCTTTTACAAGTGTCCAAGCGTAATCAGCAGGGTTAGAACTATCGGCTTGTATAAAGTCTACATACATACCAATATATGCCCTATCAGATACACTAACAGAAAAATCTTTGCGTCCATCTGAGCTATTGCTATAAGCTATATGAGTATACTGAGTTTTTCCATCTGCACCATTGCGACCAGGTAATCCCTGTTCACCTCTTGCACCTTGTAAACCTTGCAGTCCACGCTGTCCCGGATCCCCTTTATCGCCTTTTTCGCCCTTGTCTCCTTTTACTTTAGCCCACTTGTATTTTTTAGGGTCTGTGCTATCATTCGGTTCAAAATCTGTGTAAATACCAATATAAAGTTTATTGATTGAGCTATCAAGACTAAATCCATCAGTTCCTGTTGTATTATTAGCCCACGCTGTATGCACATAAGGAGTGCGACCATCTCGCCCTGGTGTTCCAGGTGTGCCTGTTGTACCATCGAGAACATTTGCGAAAGATATCTCATCAACAGCAACTTGATTATTATCAATGTAAGCAGCAACAGTTAGCGTAGATGTGTCTCTTACGCTCGAACCTCTGACGACATAGCTCATACCTGTTGATACGTTACCATCAAGTGCCCAACGCCATGTGACACCAGCCACAACAGGCTTACCACCTTTATACAAAGCAGCAGTTACTATACTTTCGCCAGCCCCATTCTTAAAGATGACCCCTTTATCAGTTGCTAACTTGATAATGTATGGCTTCGATGCCTCAAAAAGTCGCTCGAAAGCTGCTTGAATGCCATCCGATAACTTGTTCTCAAGTGCCTTGAAATTTGAAAACGTAGTTTTATTGCTTGCTGGATTCGTAAAGCTAATTTTCTGCTCAGAGACCCGTGCTTGAACCATAAGAGCTGGATTAAAACCATTGTCATAAATCTTGATTGTGTCACCAATCTCCACATCGATAAAGCCATCTACTTCATATGTCACCGCAGGATAACAATGCTTTTTCAACTCATTGTAAGCCAATCGGCGCAATTCTTTTGGATTGTCTGTCTCGTAAGAGAAATCCTTTCGTATCCATTGATCATCGAATGTGCTTGGGCTAAAAACAGATGGATACATTTGCATTGAGATAGGGGCATATAGAGATTCATTCCGTTGATAAAATTCAAGGACTCCATCTTTCGTTACAGACCAAGGATCTAAACCTCCAAGTGTTACCACCTCTTCTACTTCTTCGCCCTTTTCATTTTTAACACGCCTTTTGCCTGTGGGTCTAATCGCATTAAAAACACCTGTCTTATCAACTTTTCTAGTGATAGAAGTTAGATTTTTGCCATAAGTTAGCTGTATGTCGTTTCTGACACGCCCAACACCTTGATGATTCTCGTCGTTCTCTTGATACACATTAACTCTGAATGATTTGATAGAACTATCAGCGTTCAAGTGTGTCTCAAACTCAATTTCTGCATCGAATTTGTTAGCCAAACTAAGCAAACGAGCAAGATTAGTATCTTGTCCTTCCCACTCTAGGGTTCGTCGCCTATCCGAAATCTCGTTAATTCCAACGGAAAGATTACTGAAACCAAGCAGCCCCATTTCTTGGCAATACTCAATAAATGACATTGCCCTTTCTGCTTTGTACGGATTGGCATGCTCATTAATCAAATCAAGATTGAGGTTTTCACAATAACACTTGATTGTCTGCTCGTTTTCCTCAACAGTCATCACATTGAATAGGTATGTGCGCCCATGGTATCGAAACGAAACCCAAGCACGCTCATTCAGATATTGATAAGCCTTAGATAACGCAGTATCCGATTTAATGGCTTTTTTAAATACAGTGAACTCAAATGTTGAGGATCCTGTCGGTAAATCCCTTGCCCAAGTATCGTCGTAATAATTAAGCGTATTTTGCTTGTCGTTATCAACAAAAGCAACTTTTTGCAAACTTGCATCATGAATTGTTAATAGCATTATAGCCACCTTTCTTCAAATTCAATCGTTACTGTCGGATGTTTTTTGATAAAGCTAGAGAAGTACAACTCTAATTTTGAATTACCTGGAGGGATAGAGAGCCATTGGGAACCATCTACAACCTCGCTTGCTTTTGCAATATCATCAATATAGACCGTGTCGTCTTCGCTGTTGATGACAACATTTGAGCCAGTTGTAAACCGGTTAGGAATATCTCTTGTCTGCGTAACAAAGTCTTTGCGATAATAAAAACCATCAAGATACATATGAGAGACCATTGGATGATCTCGATATGCCCCTATTGTCACATGGATTCTAGCGGATTTTTTCCCTTTAATTTCCGGAACAATGAAAGTAGAGTGAGAACCACCATAAAAAACTTGGATTCTGTCATCATTACGTTTCAAGTCAGACCATCCTTTGGCCACACTGAAAGGATTTCGGTCAGCAGTTGTTGTACCATCAAATCTCCAACGTCCCAAGATACGATAACCACCGTTCCCATCGCTTACAAAAAAGTTGTATTCACAATCAGAACTAAGATTTCGTTTAAAAGTTTCCACTCCATATAAAAACTTACCTGCTGTATCAGATACAGTAATTTTGATGAAGCCGTATTGGTTGTTTGCCTCTGCCCAAAAAACTTGTCTCCACCACAAATAGTCATCCAATGAGCCTGTTGTTTTGGCACTATTGGCTGGAATATCCCACGACAAGCTAGTTGCATAGTTGTGTAATTTGGTTTCTCCTCGCAAATCTTTCAATCGAATATGTGAGCGATTCCAGAGATTCACCATCTCAGCTGTTCCGACTACATACTCTGTATTATCGTTTGTAACAGCTTGATTTTTTAACGCTTGAATAAAACCATTTGAGATCTCATTATCTCGATAATTAAGCAGCATTTCTGATTTTTGGGATGGCTCAGTAAAAGCATCTTCGCTATTTCCAATTTCAAAAGAACCCGTGTTATTCGCTATACCGATATAACCGTTATCTGCATTGTGCTTGACTTTTACGATTGGATTTGCTGGAACTGTTCCATTGTTGGCCAAATCAAATACCATTTTATTTCCTGTTACAGTAGCATTAGCTATGCTATCAAACTTTTTGTAAGCTGAACTGTGAGCCACTCCATCAGGAATGACAAGCTTAAACTCCGAGCGTTGAAACCATCTTGTCAAGTTTTCTGGAGTGATTTCATCAACTGGAAACCCCATATAATACTTATCCGGTTCATCACCATAAACAACTTTTACAGGCTCTAGCACATTCAAAACGCCAGCCAATTCATGTTTAAGGCGCTCAAGAGCCACCCCATCACGCTCAATCATGTCAAACTTGATGGTATGCTCCTTTTCGCCACGTTTCACTTGTTGGATATTAACGCCCAAGGAGGGAGCGTTATCAAATGTAACGCTCCTCTTATTTCCGATAGGGCGAATAATATCCTTGATTTTGATGAAGCGTGACATATCAACGCCGTTAAAAACCATCGTTTTTGTCATTCAAGAATACCTCTCATTCTATTTTCCCGTCTTAGTTTCTCCGACTGGTATTTGGCGAATCTATCGCCTGTTTTAGCGACTAAAGTACCATCGTTTAAGTACATTTCATTTGGCCGTCTAACAGCCGTCTCAGCCACATCTAAGGCCTTCTCTAGCAATTCGCTAGATTTATCCATAGTTACCTTGATTTTTTCAGCTATTGTCTGTTTACTACTTTGTTTAACAGTCACTTGAGCACCTAGTTTTTTATTCAAGCCTAGAGCGATTTCTGGTCTAGTATCAATCATCATGCTTTCTTTTAATCGCAACATTGATCTTTTAACAGCGCCAGCATCCGCCTCAATACCAACAGCGATACCTTGAGGAATGAAACGCCCAACTTCATCACGCATTACACGGGATGGACTGTGAATATCAAGAGCATTTTTGATTGTTGACTTCACACGGTCAGCAATGCTCTGTGCTGTTGCCATAACCGAACCAGAAGCACTCCAAAGTCCCATATTAAGACCCGACATAGCAAACTGCCCGATTGAGTAAAAGTCGCTATTAAGGCTATAAAATGGCGTTTTAAGACTATTTGAAAGGTTAGTCACGGATGCTACGGGTTGTCCTGCCCCAGAATCTACCCCTTGAGCTAAACCAGTAGTAATGAAACCTCCATACTCGTTAAATACACGAGATGGGGAATTAATATCCATTTCGCTTGTAAAGGATTCTTTTATATCATTGGCCATGTTTTTAGAAGCTTCACTTGCAATTTCAGCTCCAGCTTTAATACCATCACCAACACCTTCAGGAATATTTTTCCCTTTTTCAGGGAAGTCAGCGGCCGCAATTTCTTCTTGCAAACTCGATACTTGACTTTGTACAATGCCCTTAATCTTGTCTGTGATACCCAAAGCACCCGTATCCATACCAGCAGTTAAGCCATTCATAGCTGACTCACCACCTTGAGTAAAGACTTCGTTCAAAGTTGCTAACTTTTCGTCTGAGGCGTTGACAAGTTCTTGAACGTACAGCCCACCTTGAGGCCCCATCTGTTGCAATTTAGCCAAAATCCCCTCATTTACTCCGCGTTCGGCTAGTGTATTGAGGTTTGTTGCCCAATTATTAACCGCTTCTTGGTTTTTTTGGAGGTTGGCAATCATTTCATCGATACTAATAGCTGACTTCATTTGTATCTGATCAAACATGTTCGTAGTTGTCTCAAGCAACTCATTGTATTTAGAGCGCATATCATCAACCGCTTTTTGTTGAGCTTTAGACATACCTTCGTATGATATAACTTGTCGATTAGATCCATTTTCAGCAGCTGTTGCCATTGCTTCAGATGCCGCCTGTTGAACTTGAGATGTTTTTTCGTATTCTGTTTGCAATTCTGTCTGAGTATTTTTCAACTCAGTTTCCTTGTCGTTGAGTTCTTGCAGTCTTTCTTTACGAACACTATCGCTAACATTGGACTCTTCATTCCACTTATTACGTTGTTCAGCTATCTGCTTCAGTTGTTCACCAATTTCAGCACGCTTTTGTTCGATATCAAGCAGATTTTTTTGGGATGTCTCCCATGTTGATTCTGCCTCCATCGCTGAGATACGAGCTTTGATTTGGTCACTGTTATGAGACAAAGAATCAGAGTTCTTATCATAGGCCAGATTTAAACCGCTAACAGATGCGTTTAAAGCATCAATCTTTTTCTTGAGATTTTTCTTGTCTGCTGCAGTTTTATTTGTTTTTTGAGAAAGTTGAACAATTTCGTCAGCCAATTTTTGATAAGATTCTGTATTACCTTTTACAGATTCAAGATTTTTTTGTCGTTCTTTTGCGCTTTGTTTAACAGAATCTGTTAATTGATCCGTACTCTTGACTAACTCCTCCTGTTCCGATTTTAGTCGTTTGGTTTCCTCACTCTCAGCAGTCAGCCATTGCCACAATGCAACCCCAGCTCCAACAAGTAAGCCAATAGCACCAATTACCCACCCAACAGGGCCGGTTAAAGCTGTCAGTGCCGCTTTAAATGCTGTTGTTGCAGCAGTCGCAGTAATAGTTGCAGCAGTTTGTAAACTGATAGCGCCAGTTAAAACACCATAAAGCAAATTAGACGCTGTTAAAGCTCCGTTATTTGCCAGATTTGCGACCATTTGAGCCTTTGTTACTGTTCCACATGTCGCTTGTGCAGCGGTCATTAAATTGATAATTTGAACCGCTCCTGTCGCTGTTGTTTTGAATGTTTGCCAGGCATTGATTAAGTTTTTTGTCACAGTTATAGCTTCGTTAGCAGCACGCATAGCCACTAAAGCAGCAACCAAACTAATAATAACCGGTGTCAAAGATGAGATTACAGAAATTCCAGTACCTAAAATACTAAACAAAGTCTGAAAAACAGGCGTACTAGCTTTAATAACATTGACAATCACACCAAAAGCAGCATTGATGATTACTTTCAATGCATCAAAATTCTCAGCAATTGTTTTTCCTGTTGCTGCCTTTGTTAAATCATCAAGAGCCTTGATAGTGTTAGCAACGCCCTTGACAACCGCGTTTTTTAAGTTTCCAAAAGAGGTTTGAATACCTTTACTGTTTGATTTTGCAAGCTCAGCGAAACCACCAACACCACCATTCAATTCAACCAATTTGCTTGAAAATTGGTCGAAAGTGATACGCCCCTCTTTTAATGCAGTATAGAAATCGTTCTGAGCAGATTGTCCAGCAAAACCGAATGATTCAGCAGTCTTTTGCAAAGCATATGGCATGGTTTCTTGCAATGTTTTCCAACTTTGCATATCAACCTTACCCGCTGATAGCATCTGACTAAACTGTTGCAAACCACGGCTTGCATCAGCACTAGAAGAACCAGAGGCAAGAAAGGCATTGTTAAGAGCAAGTGTTAAATCTGTTGATTTATTTATATCTCCAGTAATCGAGGTAAGGCGTTGAGCTGTACCAACTACTTCATTCAAAGTCGTAGGCAAACCCTCAATCCCATTAGCAAGTTTCTTAGTTGAGCGCGTGACATCTTCTGTACTATGCCCCATCGCTTGCATTACCCTTGGGAAACTTTCAAGCGTATCAAAACGCTGAATAGCTCCTCCTAGGGAATCTGTCAGAAGATCCACGGCTTTAGATGCTAGTTTGAAGGCAGCGCCACCAAGAGCAAATTTCTTCAGAGAATCACTCCCCCTGTCGCCTTTTTGCGCCGTTTTGTCTAACTCATCGTTTAGAACCTTGACTTTATTTCCATCAACATCAACAACGATGGTCACTTTTCCATCAGCCATTATCTTCTCCCTCCTTTCCTAAACTATATTTAGCCTGTAATTTCCGCATTTTATTCTTATCCCCACCATATTCTGGTTTCCATGCTCGGATTTCTATAATCTGTTGCATGATTGTGTTATCTGGCAAAGCATTCAAAAGTGCTTTAAATTCTGTCCATGTCAACTTATTTTGAACTTTCAAAAGATTGATGCCATAAGCTTGCAAAAAACTAGCGTAAATGTATTCTGCATCTTGTTCAAAATCAATCAATTTTTCTTGTTCTTCTTCATTTTTTGCTGTTGGCATGGGATTGCCTAGCAAATCATACTGAACAGTTTCTTTTTCGATTTCTAAAAAATGTTCTTTTATGTAAATCCAACAGTCTACAACCTCTTTGATGTCGTATAATTCTTGGCCAGTTAGCAAATGGACAATCAACTGTGCTTTTTCAAAATCTGTCAACTCTCCCTCTTTCAAGATTTCAAAGACATCCAGAACCTTATTAAAAGACAAGTCTATGTCATACTCCTTATCATCAATAGAGAAACTTGTGATTAAAGCATCATTTAATTTCATAGACATATTTTTTACCTAGCTATTTCTTTTTATTCTTTTTGTGTTTCTTGTTGTTATTGATTGGAGCGACTTTGCCCTTGTTTAAATAGTGACTAGCACGCTCTTTCACTACCGTTTTGTGTTGTTCAGCAACTTCTTCTAACTTGTCATGCAACATGATTGAGGCTTGTTCTAGGGCGTTATTCAGGGCGTTATAGTCTGGATATACAGAATAAAGCTTGTCAAAAGTACCATCTCCAAAAATAAGATCGTATTGAATCTCAAGCTGTTTCTTCTCTAGTTCAATAGCCCCAGCAACTACTTCTTTAGTTACTCCATCACGCTCAATTTTGTTGTTGATATTTGCAGTTACCACATCCAACTCGTATTGAACCAGACGACGTTGTAATTCTTCTTCCATATCATAAAAGCGCATTAAGCTCTCTTGACTTGTATCAAACCATAGCTCTACTTCTCCGATTTTTACTGGAAATCCTGTACGTTTTAGTTCAATCTGAATATCTGTCATGTTTCTACTCCTTTTTGTTAAAAAAAGGGCAAGGCTCAATGCCCGCCCTTATCAAAAGCTATTACCCAATACCTGTCTCTTTTGGCGTTGAGTTATAAGAAAGCTTACATCCGAACGCCTCATAGTCAGAGGCAGCGCCAGAACCGGCCTTGATGTCCGTTGCAGTTGCAGCTCCCACCCATTGTTTTTTCTTGTCAGACGATACAACTTTATGCCATAACTTGCGATCATCACCTGTTTTGTACTTCATGCCAGCAATAAGAGCCTGTGCCTTATCTTCTGGATCATAAGTCCCTTCAAAGGTATAAGCACCTTTTACGCTGACTACCGTTGTTTCTTCAACTCCATCACCATCGTAGTACGCTTGGTCATCCGTTTTCTCGTCTGTATCATCTGATACATCTGAGATCCATTTAGCAAGTTCCAACCATGCATCTTCTGTTGATGGTTCAACTCCTCCATTATATGGAGCTACATAATGGCCACGTAGGGCGTTTTTTTGTCTTGTCATTGTTTGTTCCTCTCTATTACGATTTTCGCCACAATTTCAATTGTGTAATAATAATAGCCTTGCTCATCCTTACCTTTCATTGCAGGCCTGCTGACTTCCATTCCCATATATTCATAAGAATTATTGTCGCTTGGCAAAACTAAGTCTATCTTTGCTAGTTCTGAGGTGACTAACCAAATAGTGTCATTGGCTACTGAGTTCTTTTTTGCCTTTACAGCAATTTCAAACGGCAAAGAAACCTCTTGTGTGCCATCCATATAGCCTCTATCCACTTTCCCGCCTGGTATCTGATTGATAACCAGGTCATCTTTGTCATCCTCAAAATAATCAAAGCGTGGTTGGATTGGTAAATTTAAAGTCTTGATATGCTTTAAAAGTACATTTTGAAAGTCATTCTCTCGCATCAAAGTCCCATTCCTTTCACAAAAGCTCTAGCCCATTCTTCAGCATGTTTACTAGTAGCGACTTGATCCCATCGTTTTCCTGTTCCTGGAGTGGTATATCTCCTAAAAGTGAAAATACCGTTTGAACCGTAAAATTGTGCCCTAGCGTAAACTGTGCCATAAACAACAGCATCACCCTGTCCAACGATTCGGCCAGAGGCTCTTAAATCTCCACCTCGCAAGGGGATATATTGCTCATTGTCTAGCAAGATTTGGCTAGCTACCGCAACCTTTCCTCTTGTCATGGATTCTCTTGAAAGTTTATGCTTAGCTTTCTGCAAGTCGACTTTAATGGCAATACTCATTAGATCACCTCAATTTCTTGACTGAATATCTCACCATCATAATAGTTAGTTTGAAATCCATTAATTGTGTAATCTCCTATCCCATCGTTTACTTTTGCACCCATCCAACTGTTATCAACTGTCACAAAAGATAGTGAGGGATAAAGGTAAATGACCCCTTGTTTTTGCCTTGATTTTGAATTTCCTGTACCAGATTTTGAGTTACGATTACCAGACGCCCCTACTGATCTATCAAAACGTACATTTTTAATAGTCAACGGCTCCGAATACACTTCATCTCCATAATCGCTTTTGTCAGTCACTTTCTTGATGGTCAGGACATCCTTTAACAAACGCTTGTCAATCCCTTTTAATAGTCGCTTATCGATCATAGGCAACTCCAACAACTAGGCTAAAGCCAGCTTGTTTCAAAGCATTTTCAGCATCCATAGACAAATTGAATTGCTGACCTGCTGATGTGCTTTGTGAGGTGCCATATGAAATTGATGTACGTCCGATAGAAACACTACTAGCTAGTTGTTTATCATCAGCTGACATAATGCCAGATGAATCGAGATAGGCGATTTGGAAAGCCATAGCAAGCTTAACTGCATCTTTTCGATACTTAATCTCTTTTTCAAAGTCAATACCTTTTTGATAAAAGCCTTGAGTATAGAGATTGATAGCTATTTCTGCTCTTTTGGCTAGCTTCTCAAAGTCTGTTACTTCATCAAAACCTAGCTTAGTAAATTCATCTTGTGTTAAATAAGTCATGCGTAACCTCCCTTAAAAATAAAGGGTGTTGCCACCCCTTATTTATTCAGCTTGCTCAAATTGTGTGGGCACATCTTCTACAAGCTCTAAAACTGCATCGACATCTGGAAATGTTTGCTCGAGGTCTTTATTGACTTGATCGGCATAATTCGGTTCAAGCTCAACAAATTCTCCCTCTGTCACATAAATACCAGGTGTCTTTAAAATTAGGTTCTTAATTGCTTTATACTTAGCCATTATTCTTTACCTTTATCCTTAGTTTCCTTTGGTGTTTCAAGCTCGCCACCATCTTCCACCAATTCCTCAAAGCCATCTGCCATAAGTTGTACCTCAAGCTCACTACCCTCTTGCACGGTATAAACTTGATTTTCTTTGATGTATTTCTTCATCTGCTACCTCCTATGCTGATTTATGTGAAACGTAAACCCCATCTTCTTGAGATTTCAAGACAAACAAATCATGATACAAACGATTTTGGTATAGGTAACCATCACCCTCTGTGTGTTGCCCAGGAGCAAAGAGATAGATAGAGTTAAATTTGGCCTTAGCAATGATAGCTGTCTTAGCCACGATCAAGAAATTGATATCTTTACCGCCGCCAGCTTTCACAAATCCAGTTGTGAAATCAAACTGAGTTTTGAAACGTGCATCATCCCAAACCTCGATAAGTTGCACTCCATCTAGCGATGTTACACGTGTGTCAATTCCTTGAGGTGATGTAGTAGCGATTGCGCGTGTAAAGTCTTTAGCACGCTCTAGGGCATCCATTACCTCGCTAGATACATACATGACAAGATTTGATGCTCCAAATTTACGCATTGGCAAAATAGCAGCTTTCAAAATGCTGTAGACATTCTCCGGTGTAATGCTATCCTCTTGCTTGAAATGATGACCATTGATTGCAGCTGTTGCAATTTTAGAAAAGCGGTAAGCATCAACTTCTGGTGTTGCATGTTCTGAAATGAATGTATTTGAGATGTTAGCAACTGAAAGCTCTTGGTTTGTTTCGTCAACATCTGCTGTATCAACAAAAAACTCAACATCTCGGTCAAATCCAAGAGTATAAATGTTTTTATCGTTTGATACTGTACCTGAGTTGTAACCCTTAGAGCGTGTATGTGCCTTATATCCTGTTACAGAGATTGTTGGCAATTCAAATGATTTTGCACCGAGCCAATTTACTTTTGGCGTTTCAAGAATGGCAGTCAATGAGCCTTGCATAAGGCGTTTTTCAAACTGCCCCTCATGTTTTGTGATGTAATTGATTGACATCTACTATTCCTCCTTTTTATTCTGTTAGCCCTAATGCCTGTGCAAAGGCATCTGGTGCTGGGTCTGTTGCTGTTGGATTTCCAAACGCAACGATATTTGGGTTAGGCTTGCCATCTTCTTCTGCTTTAAAAAGATATGGGTCACTTTCCTTTAGACCATTGAGGATGTCATCTAGTTTAGGTTTGCCACTGTCATCTAGTTCAATGGCATCAACATCAATAAACTTCATCAAGGTTGATGGATTGTGTGCTGTGGTATCTTTCAAAGCAAGATTGATAGCATTCACCTTATTTGTTTTTGCCAGTTCATCAGCAGCCTCTTGTTTATACTTGTCATAATCCGCTTGCAATTTATCAATCGCCTCTTTTTGTTCAGCGCTGATACTTTCAAGCGATTTCAAGTGTTCAACTTGCTCCTCTGCTTTTGCTAACTGGCCTTTCAAACTATCTCGCTCTTTGGTGATAGTTTCCAAGGCTGATTTGTCCTCGTTGAGCTCTTTTCCTCGCAAGGCAAAGACCGATTTAGCCTGTTCCTCTGTCAATCCAAGTTTGAGTAGTTCCTCTGTTGTAAATGCCATTTGTACCTCCTTAGTTCTTTTTAGGTGGACAACTCCCACCGAAAAGCAAAATATTATTTACTATTTCAGTTTACTTTGGATGGAATGGGATTTTTTACGGTTTTAGGCACAAAAAAAGAGGGTTGTTTAGTAACCCTCTTGATAATTAGATATATGCTCTTTCTCTACTGTAATCACGGCTTAAAAATTCGTTTTGTTCTACAAGAGCTCTTATTTTCCCTTGATAAGCTCTAACTTTTAGCCTCTCAGCTTGTATCAGATCATCATCACCTAATGTACTAGCATAGTGCAACCTTTCTTTGTGATGCTTGATATTGCGCTCTAAGGCTCTTTGTTTAGCCTCGATGCGTGCATTTTCTTCTGCTTGTTCTGGCGTTAGATCTTTCATATAGTCTGGCAAGTCTGGTATTTCATTTACTCCTACGATAAAAGGCGTAAGATAATGACCACAATGGACACCTAAACATCCTCCAGCAGTACCAAAACCATAATCTAGCAAACTATGAATTGTAAGGCCATTTATTGTTCTGCCTTGACCTTTAGTGACAATCTTACCTTGCAATGGAGCACATGCAGCTCTAGCAGACGACTTGATAGAGTAGTAAAAAGTATCTATCCCTAATTCCTCTGCAGGTCTTGTACGCATATCATTGTAAACCCTGTAAGTTGTCGTTTTAATAATTGCTCTGGCATAGCTATCTGCTCGCCATTCTCTCCCTGCGCTGTCAGTAAATCCAGTAAAGCCCTTTTTTTGCCAGCTCATGATAGTATCATTTAACGCCCTATCACTTGTTTTAGTCCCTGATACGACTTGTGCTACTGTCTGCTCTACAACCGATTTGAAAACAGTCTGTATGCTTGCTGGTAATGTTGAATTGATAAGATTAAGGTCACTTATAGCTTGTTGAGTATAGGACTCAAGAGCATCAATTACACCATTTCTAACTTTGCCACTAGATTCCCTTTTCAAATCTTCCTCTAGTTGCTCCTTTGTGTCCTTATAGACCTTTAATCCCTCGTTAGCAATGACTTCTCTCAAAAGACTTTCAGCAATTCCTGTACGTTCAACAATAATCTTTAAGTTCTCCTCATTCAGCATGTACATATCGTTGAGCTTTTCTAGTTGCCATATATACGGATTTTTTGCAAGGTCAGCATTGCCACGCTCTTTAAGTCGTTTTATCATGCTATCAAACAACTCAATTTGCATTTTAGAGTAAATATCACTCACGCCCTGCATGTGCAAAGAAAATCGCTGATCATTTAGAGTTGGCATTTTGCGTTTATCAGTCATTTTCAACTCCTTATGTGTCGTTTATTGTAATTTATAGCAGTTTATAGCTCTCCCTCTTCTGCTTTTCCGTACAAAGCAAGCTCTGCATCGCTCTCTGGTGGCAACTCTCCATTGATTTCAGCAAGTTCTTTCTCTGCTTCTTCATTTGTGATGTTCAGTACTTTAGCAATACCTCTTTTCTGTGTCGCAAATCCAGCTGCTACCATCTTCATCCAGTAATCAAGCTCTGCATGCCTATCAGTAAATACACCATCATCCAAATTAACTGAAATATCATCAAGTTCTGGAATTTCTCCGCTGTAAACCCCTACTGCTTTACCAAGTTCACACATTGAAACACAAAGCTCTTTGATAGCTTGCTCAACAAGTGCAACAATGCTATTTCGCATTTGATAGGTGTCTGAGTTCTCACTTACAATCTCTGTTGCTGTCTTTACTCCTTGCCCATCAAATGTAAACATGCCACTAGATACACCTATTTGCATCTCAAATAGTTTAAGCCCCTCTGAAATAGCTGAAATATAATCAGATGAGCGGATAGGAGTTGTGAGGTCAATAATGCTACCACTATCCATATTGCCTGCTCCTACTTGCATGTAAACATTTTGGTCAGTATCAAAACGTCGCTTAAATTTGATTTCACCGTGGATATCTTGTACTTTGAGTTGCGTTATTTGCTCAGGCACAATCACGCGTCTTTGACCCATCTTAATTTCCCACATAAATTCATCGTACGTACGATTGATAAAATCAATAGTGGTCTTGGCGTTATCAAAGATAGATAGACCAAGAGGGCTGTTGATATCCTTGTTATTCATCCCTGGTGTCTTGAGATAAACAAACAATGGGCGTGATAGTCCTTGTATCGTTGTTACTGGTTGCAAGTCAGGATATAGCTCGCTCAAATTTACACGATCACCCAGCGTGCTGTCTGATGTTGATTTGTAAAGCTCGTTAGTAATGCGGTATAGGTTCTTATCCTTTGTACTCCCTACCTCTTGGCCATCTTGAGTTACCCACTCATGAAACTCAACTAACGTATAATATACATTCTTTTTGCTCTCTGACTTAATTGTCTTTGTGAGGATTGCAGCGCTTGATACATCCTGTGTATTGCTTTGTAATGGCAAAAATACTGGTGCTTGAATAAATGCCACTCTAACCTTATCTCCATCAATGTAAGGTCTCATAGCAAGCCCACCCAAAGCCAGACAACTCTCTAAATACCGCTCAAAGTTTTTGTTAAAGCGGTCATTGCCTAGCATATCATTAAGAAAGTCATTTAACGTATCATCATCTGCTGTGATCTCTGCTTGTTCATTATAGACAAGGCTAGCAATCTTTTTGGCTGCAGTTCGTGCAATCGGCAAGTGTTGCATCTTTCTACGCTTTCTGTCGCCATCGGTGTTGATGTACTCCACATCATCAAATTTAGATTGATAGTAAGCTAGATTGAGCTGTATCCTGTTAAATTCGGATTGTGTTACAGCTACCTTTGGGTGCTCCAAGATACTGTTTAGGTTTGATGTTTCCATGTTATACCTCCCACGGTTGAAAAAGTCTTTTACTTTTTGAATTAAGTTCATTGTTGCCCTCCTTATGAATTACCAACACGCAAACCAAGTATCTTAGAATTGTCTAATATAAAATACTGGGCAACATCGCATGTATGGTCATCATCTTTGATGACATTTGGGCTATCAGACTGTAGTGTCTTTTCATCCCATCTGTACATCTTATGTTCTTCAATAAATATTTTGTTATTCTCTGTATCAAGATAATAAAAGCGACCTTGTGCTAATAATGATTGGAATGTATCAATCATTGTCACTTTCTTCAATTTAGCCACCGGATGCCATCTAATACTGAAATCAAGATACATCTGGTTTCTCAATGCTCCCTCTGCGCTATCTATTGTGTACTGCAAGATTGGCACTTTATACTTGCTGATAACTTTTGTGGTGAAATAGTAAATGTCTTGTGATAACTGGCTAGGGGCTTTTTTCACTGCTTGACCTGCTGGGCTATAGTACCAAGTATCAAGCAAAATCACCTTACCTTTAGCAGTTATCCCAAAAGCACAACATGCAGTAGCTGACTGCTGATGCCCACCGTCCAATGCAAAAGATATACCTATCAGCCTATCATCACTAGGCAAAGCATCTAACGGGTGAAATGTACTCATGTTATAGATATTATTCCCTAAACCAACTGACTCACCTAGATAGACATACCTGTAATAATCATAGTCATTCTTTTTTATACGCTCGATATCAGCCAACATCTGATCATTTACAAATCCTAACTCATCATCAAGATAAGTACTAGAATGGCATAAGTAATTATCTTGCGTATTCATTTCCTCATACCACTCATTTATCCAACTGTACGGATTGATAGGAGGGTTATATGACCAAAAGATTTTAACAAATTGAGCGCGTGGATGTTTTTGGCGCATAAATGTAATGTTGGTCTGGTCAAATTCTTCTGCGCTTGAAAATTCAGCAGCCTCTTCATACCAAACGGCAATAATATTCCCAATGTTGTTAGATTTCAACTTTTGGTAGTCATCGAGGCCGTAAAAATAAAATGTTGAGCCTGTCTTTTTATGACTTATCTTAAATGGGCTGACTGTCATCTTAAAACGACTAGTTAGACCAAACAACGATAACCCCCATTGAATTTGGTTATATACGCTATCACGGATTGTATTAGCTACTTTACGGATAATGACAATATTGGCAGTTTCACCCCTTATGATGTACCAGGTCATCATGACAATCAGCTTTAAGGTAATAACTGATGATTTGAATGAGTTTCGCCCACCTTTCAAAATGTTGTAAGGTTTCTTAGATTTCCAAACACTCTTGAAATGAGGGTTGACATTTTTTTGAATATCAATTATCTTCATCGTCACCCTCCCAACTATCAATAATTGTGATGGTGTCATCTTCCATTTGTGTATCTATCAACTGTGATTTTAATTTCTCAATCTCAAGCTCTAGTTTTTCAGATTGTTTAGCTGTTGGATATCGTTTCAAGATTTCAGTAATAGCTTTAATAACTGTCGCATTATCTGCTTTTTTGATATGTCTCTCTACTTTTCCTGTTGTTGGATTAAGTATCAAAACCTCCTCATCTCGTTTACCTCTAGCGATTTCAGAAAGGATATAGAGCGCCTCTGTCGCATCCATGATGTTTGACTTGTGCAGCTCTTGCATCTGCTTGTTTATGTACTCTTTTATCCCAACATTTCCCAACAGTTCAGTAATACGATTATTGGCATAACTCTCACTATAACCAGCCTTAATTGCTGATTGATAGCCGTTTCCTGTCTTTATGTACTCATCCGCAAAGCGCCTCTGTCTTTCATTCATTCGCTCCCTCCTTTCCAACAAAAAATCACAAGTATTGCTACTCATGATTTCATTTTATATGCTAAAAGAGGGGATGTTTTACTGTTATTTTTGATTTAGGGCACAAAAAAAGCCCCAATTAAGGGGCTAAGATGTAACGTAGTAGCCCGGATTCGAACCGGAATCTCCTCCATCAAGGCGTAATCCCTATATACTACTCCCTACGTTTCTTAATGTGATTATACCACTCTTTTTTGACTTTTTCAACAAGTTTACGCTCTTTTGGTGTCAAATTGGTTGCTCCTTTTTTGCTTTTCTCATGTTCTGCATGATTATAGCCGTGATGAGCATGTGGTTTCATACCTTTATGCACATGATCTAAGTCAATTTGCTTATTACGCTTATTTTTTGTATCAAAATAAACAATACTCTTGGGTGTGTTTTTGTTCTTGTCAATAAGTACGTAAACTCTACCTTTTGTCATCGTTTCCATTGGAGTCTTTTGTGACCCTTGCTCGTTTTGAGTAACAAATTTTATATTACCCACTTTATGTACAGTCTTATATTCTGTCCCATACTTTTTGTCTTTATCACTCATTCCAGAGCTTGCTCCTCTACCGCCCATTTGTCCATCCTTTCTGTCGTTTCATTCCCAAAATAAACTACCTCGATACCTTTATAATCATAATCAACCTCACCACCATATACCAAAATACGCTTTGGCGCTATCTTTTTAATCATGGTATCTACTCCATCTTTCCACAATTCAAAGCGCTCTTTGCGTTGTTTTATGCCTACTGTGCTGATGGCCACTGTGCTATGTTTCGGCAAACCATCAAAGCAAAACTCATGGCTTTCTTTATTTGCCCACGATACAGTAGGTATAACTGTATAGCCCCAATTCTGCATCATTTGGCCTATCAATCTTGAGCGATAAGTATTCCAAAGTTGCATAGCTATTGGCATGTCTGTGTATAGGCTAAAATCTGGTGTAAGTACACAATCAAAATCAGCTAGTTTCTCTAGGTAAAAATCCGGGCGTTTCCAAATCCTTTCAAACTGATAATCATCTAGGAAAAAATGTACGGTAGCCGAGTAGTCAGGCTTGTTCAAAACATAGTTAAACCCCTGTAACTTTTTAGGCACATGATCAACTGGTTCAAGGGTTGGCAAATTATATTTCCCATCTGTGCGCGTGGCATCATAATCCAACAAATTATACTGGTTAATAGTATTCTGTCTGTGATATGTTTTTGTTGTCAGATTATCCATATTATCCTCCTAATAAAAAACCTATGTACCTTGATTATAGATACATAGGATAGGGTATTTTTACGGTTATTTAGAAAGGGGGATGTGTTTGTAAGTTGAAACAAAATACTGATCAAACCATTTGTTGATATATGTGTACGCCGGACTAGGACTTAGATATAAAATTTTCTGACACGCGCCAATCACATTGATGTTTTCAAATACATAGACCTCTTTTATCGTTTTTAACATTTTTCTATCTGACTTCTCGATATATTCATCTGTTACAGTTTTCAGATTTACCAAAAATACAGACTGCTCAATGTTATTATCTAAAAATGCCTCATGTATCTTTTGCTCCAAGATGGTTTTTTGAGGATTTTTCTTATCCCTCAAAAAATACCACTTTAGCCAATTGATTTCTCTGCGATGGATAACTGACAAGCGCTCTATTTTTTTCTTCGTCATCCATTACCTCCAAATCTCACTAAATAAATAGACTAGCTATCCAAATCAATAATGCGCAAGTTACAATCTTTGAGATACTGCTAGTAACAGAACGGGAATAGTCTTCATAAGATTCTTTTTTACTTGACACAAAAGGGAAGATGAATGACAGTAGCGCATCTAATCCCAAAGCTTGCCAAACTGAAATTTTTCCAACCGGGACAATTGTTGTCACGACCTCATTCCAGCCAAATTGCACTACAAACGGTGAGGCAATGATTACAAATAGCGCCCCAATGATAATACCTGTTTTTTTAGATTTCATTTTTCTTCTCCTCATTAACTTTCTAACGCACAAATTCGTTGACCAGATCGCTGATAAGAAACTTCCAATCAGATTCTCTGAATGTCAAAAAACGATCTGCGGTCAAATTTCTAACCCTTTTATAAAAGAGTATCTTTAGTTGGATTGATTCACCAACAGTAAGGAAGACACCAGGGAAACGATGTACCGAATGCACTCTATTCCCGTATCCAGAAATATCTAAATGTATTACCATTTCTGGATATGAACGCCCAATCTTAGCTTCAACTCCGAGCTCAACTTTGACCTCTTCCACAATTGGAACCTCGTTAAAAATTGGTCGTGCAGAAAATAATGGCGACGATGTTTCTTGTTTTTTTCTTCTTCCCAAAAATGGATATTTACAAGGTCTCATTTGCCGTCCTCCCCAATAATATCCAATACTTTCAAAAGTTTATCTACTGAATTTTGAGTGATAGAAATATGATGTTCTCCTAAATTGTAAGGTGTTCTTAAAAACAAGATATTAGGGCCTAGACAGATGCGCCCAATATCATCTATGTTGATAAGCTCATCTTCAGTATTTCCTCTATAACAAGATTGTATTTTAACAAATTTTGTCATTTATTCCACCTCCTCTATATCAAACACTAATCTATAATGCCCTTTCTCCTCACTCAAGCCTCCATAGACAAAAGATAATTTTTTGATAACCTTGTGATTATCGTCTGTCCAAATACCTGCATCAGTCATGCCATCAATGATAGCCTTGACTGTTGGGTACAAGTTAGGTGGATCTAATTTAGATTTAGTAGGGCTGTAAATTGTAACTATAACCTCACAAGGGTTAGAGGGGCTAAAAGCAGCCCTCCCTTTATCCTTGTTCATCGATGTATGCCAATAAGCAAAAACTCTAATGCGCTTAGTAACTTTAGCTTTATCCGTTTGATGTTGCCTATCGTTACTATTGATAACCATATTTAAAGATTTTAGCTTAGTATTTCGAGGCAAAGAAAACTCAAATTTCACATCTTCCCCCTCCTCATCCGTTTAATTATATCTGCAACAATTCCAGACCATTCTTCATTTGTAGTCTCCCTAAAGTCAAATTGTGACATTTCTTCAGCCTTTTTAAAAAGAGCTAGTTTCAAGAAATACCCATCTTTTTCCGAAAAATCAAAGTCACTTATTAAAGTTGCTGTTCTAATTCCCTTACCATAACCATCTACTTTTACAATAATCCTTGTTTTATGAAACTCACGGAGATATTCAATTTGAACCTCACCTCTCAAATCACATCCATCAACTTTCTTTAGCATCAATGGAATTTTTTTGGTTTCACTTTCTTTTCGTGCCCCCATGAAAGGATATTTTTTAGGCTTCGCCATCATTCATCCTCCTTTATTTCTTCAAATAACCTGGTGCATCATCGCCTACATTGATACTCTCATACTGCTCTTTCGTAACAAGAAACTTGCCATAAGCTCCGATAGTAACCGTATAATGACCATCAACAATAGCTTTATCTGTTACCGTTCCGATAAGCTCCCCACCAGCATTATCAACTTGATAAATAATGACTGGTTTTCTGTTTTTCAATTCTTCTACTTGCTGTTCCAACTTGGCCACCTGTGGTTTATAGTGATTTTCTGTATCCTTTTTCTTTTTTGTAAAGGTATTAGCAATAACTTCAATTTCTGACTCGTTGCTTAAAAATGATGATACTTGAGTGTTTAGAGCATCGGCAAATGCCTCAATTTCCTCATTCGTTGGAGTTGTAACATTTCTCTCAATGTCACTTACTCGATTTTGACTAATGCCAACCATAGGGGCAAGATCATACTGAGTAAGCTCTGCCTCTTTACGGATAGCACGCATTTTAGCGCCATCAAATACTTTCATCTAAACACCTCCCCACCATCTGAGTACCATCTGTTTTTAAGTACATGACGTGCAATCTCGCATTGCACTTGTGGTCTCTGATAATAATCCACTTTTGCTTTATGCTTTTTGATAGCTTGCATAGTGTGAATTGTAACAATCGCTGCCCATGTGATGGACATCAAAGTTGTAAGTACCATAACGATTTCAATTTTTGTCATTTTCTGTTTCCTTTTCAAATTGGTTTAAATAGGGTTAATTTCCTCCTAACCCCTGTGCTATTGCTGAGATAACGTTTACTGTTACGCTATTGCCTGCTTGCTTGTATAATTGACTGTTAGAGTTGACCTCCTGCGCCTTATCAAAAGCCCAATCAGGAAAACCTTGTAACCTCCAGCATTCTCTAGGTGTCAGCTTTCTAATCCTAAAATCAGGCTCAACCACGCCTTGACTCTCTCCAGTCAAAAGAGTATTGGCAATTTGTTTGCCTACTCTCCCTCGCCTTGTCTTAGAATTTGGATGCGATAGGTTTACACTATCTCCAATTTCAGCCTCTTGGTAGCCTTGCTTGGTTGCTTCTTTTACTCTGATTTTAGGTTCAAGATTTCCTCCTTGATACGCTCTGATTGTTGGTGAAATACCATCAATCTCATAAACAACGCCGCTTTGATTGTAGTTTGGTTGCAGAACACCAAACTGCTTTATTTCATTTTCAATTAAAACTTTTAACGGATCTTTTTGTGTCGTAGTACTACACAGGGTAGGAGCTAATGAGTCAATTGAGACGACATCACCACTTTGCGATTTCCCTTTTTTTCTAATATTTCCAACCTTGTTTATTTTTGGTTGTTCACAAGTAATCGCTGCACCATCTCCGCTGAGAGGAAATACCTTTCGTCCACTTCCTCCTCTAAGATGTCCGATAATGAACACACGTTCCCGATTTTGGGGGACTCCAAAATTTTTGCTGTTAAGCACTTGCCATTCCACATCATACCCCAGTTCATCCAACGCTGAGAGGATGACCTCAAAGGTATTTCCTCTGTCGTGGTTGAGGAGTCCCTTGACGTTTTCAAGGAATAGATATCTGGGTTTGAGAATAGATGCGAACCTTGCGATTTCAAAGAAGAGAGTTCCTCTTGTATCTTCAAATCCTCGTCTTGCTCCTGCAATAGAGAAAGCTTGGCACGGAAATCCTCCACAGATAACATCAACATGTCCGATTCCTCGAATAGTGTCATCTGATACTGTTGTGATGTCATGTAATTCAATTTCTCCTTTCGTATCGTGTATAGCTTTATAACTAGCTCTAGCGAATTTGTCTATTTCACAAAATCCTATACATTCATGCCCGGCTGATTCCATGCCGATCCTAAAACCTCCAATGCCAGCAAATAAGTCTAAGAATTTCATTTTCTGCACTATATCACCCTCTCATCTTATTTCTGATGGTGAAAGAGTGTTTAGGTGGTACATCCTCAAAGGCATCTTGAAACTCTTGATTGATTTTGCGGATATTGAAAGGCTCGACGGCATGGAAATAATAACCATGTTCATCAATTTCCCCCTCGATACCAGTTGCCCACGACAAGAAAACAGCTTGTTTACACGATGGGCAAGTGATAGCCTTGCGATGTGCTCCTACCTTGACCACTTTACAATGTCCACAAAATGGGCATTGTAAGTCGGCTTTAACTTTGATAAATTCCATTCAGCGCCTCTTTCTAAAACGGCAAATCATCATCACTGATATCCAATGGGTTTGTCGGTCTGCCAAATGGATTGTTATCACGGGTGAAATCAGGAACTGGATTTGTTGTGTTCCCCTCAAAGAAACTACCTTGTTGCCCGTAACTATTTCCATTTTGGAAATTGTTCCCTTGGTTATTTCCATTTTGGAAAGAACCACCTTGATTACTGTAGCCCTGCTGCTGATAACCGCCGTGATTGTCTTGATGACCTTGATTATTTTGCTGACTGTTACGACTTTCTAGCAATTGAAAATTACTAGCAACAACCTCTGTTACATAAACACGCTGACCTTGCTGGTTATCATAGCTGCGTGTTTGAATTACTCCTGTGATACCAATCAATGAGCCTTTTTTAGCCCAATTAGCAAGATTTTCAGCTGACTGTCTCCAGATAACGCAATTGATAAAATCAGCCTCACGCTCCCCGGCCTCGTTCTTAAATGGACGATTTACAGCAAGAGTAAACGTAGCAACCGCAATATTAGATTGCGTGTATCTTAGTTCAGCATCTCTTGTAAGTCGCCCTACTAAAACAACGTTATTTATCATTTTGCACCTCCTCTTTTATCCATTTTCCATTGACTTTTTTACCTTGACGGTTTTTAATTTCATTCCATGCAATTTCAAAACAAGCATCAAGCATTGTTCCCTCGTTTACTGAGATTTTTGAAAGAATGCCCGTAAAGTTACGTATGTGAAATTGGATTTGTGTGAGCGTGTTGATAATACCTGGATTGAATAATAGATCAAGCAACTTGCTAGACATTAAACCAATTTCTTTAGTTGCATATAAGAGTAATGTTTCTGTTGAAATTTCACCTTTTTCATACCTTGTGTAGCCGTTCCTATGAGGGTTTAGCATAATATCCTTTTTAGTAAAGTTCATTTGTTCGGTAAACACGGTTAGAGCAACCATAATATCGCCGATTGCATCCTCAAGCTCTTTATGATTGCTTGAGTGTTTTGCCTTGTTCAATTCCCCATACTCCTCGAGGATTTTTTGCATTTGAGAGAGAGGGTTTTCTTTATCAATCTCTCTCTCAATAGCCCAATCTGTCACATTTTCAATCAGTTCATTAAATTTCATTGAGCATACCTCCTGTTGCAATATTCACGTTCTAAGCTATCTAGCCCCACTTTTAAATACTCGATAGAGTAAATAGCAAGGCTTTTCTTTTCAATTTGTGTGAGAGGCCTGTTAGCCTCCTCAAATTCTAAAATAAGTTGATACTTTTTAAATTCCACCTAAACCTCCAAAGTTTCAAAGCTGATAAAGTTATCCTCAAGCCATTCTTGCAACTGATTAAGCTGAGATTTTCCACCATGCAATGTCAAACGCAAGTTAATTGTTAAAGGCTCGCTAGGCTCAAATTTTGCCACCTCTTGCACGTTGTTTTGTGGTTCTGGTGTAATTGTACCCTGTTCCAAAATCTCGCCTGTTTCGGCATCATAAGCCTTGATATTTGCATTTGCATTTTCCTTGGCCAATTGTTCAATCTCTGCAAGTCGTTCAGCTTCTGCTTTTGCTTGAGCCTCTTTCTGCTCTTTGCGTGCAATCTCAGCATCACGATCTGATTTCATCATCTTGAGAATATCAACAAGACTCTTACCATCTTCAAGATGTCTGATATAGCTATCAGCTGGCAAATCGTACTCTTGAGCTTGCTCTTGGATAGCTTGCTTGTTGGCCTTATATTCTTCCAGCGCATCAAATTCTGAAAGCACTAAGGCATCCATTTCGTCAAGTGTTGTCTTTTTCAGCTCATACTTGCCTGTTTTAAAATATTTCTTGAGGCTGTACTCATCGTATTTGTCAGCAAATGTGGATTTTTCAATCCCTGCGACCATACACTTATCCTCAAAGGTAGCACGCACGACATCCACGCGCAACAAGCGCTCATGCTCATCAATATCATCTCTGATTTTTCTAAGTTTTTCTAATAACTCACCTAGTGGGGTTCGTGACTTGGCAAGTCGTTTTTCAAATTCATCAAGAGGGTTTTTGAAATTCTTAGCAATTTTCTTACGCTCTTCATCTAGCCCATCATCAAGAGCTTTATACCGTGTAATTTGATCTTTAATCTCTTTATAGTCAAGCTCATCAATTTTTTTATCTTCCAGCTGCGCAACAGCTAGAGCAATAGCTTTGTCAAGACCATCAAAGTCAAGAGTGATTTTCCCTGGCACATAAATTGGCTTAATGTTTTCTAATTCACTCAAAGTTACATCTTTTACCATGTCTTATACTCCTTGTTTTTCGTATGCTTTTTGAATTTGTTTAGTGAGATAGTCCATCACTATGTTATAGCCATCAACTGGCACTTTGTGGAAATCATCTATTTGGTACTTGCTCAATACAAAATTTGCAACTGTATCAAATGGCGCTCCCTTAATAGTCGCAAACTCCTCAACGTTCTTGATGATTTCTTGATACTGATTGTTGTCAATGTACCTTACTTGATTTTGTTCTTGGGCTTGCTGGTTGTTTGGTTTCTGTTGCTGATTATTCTGCCCTTGTTCTTGGCTTTCTTCTACTGGATACTCATCAATATCTTTTTCACCAATCGCAAACAACCCCTGCAAGGCATATTTTCGAGCGTATGAGCTGACTGCACCTGTCCATTGCGGATCTTGCATTTGTTTAAACTGTCCTTTTTGGGTATTAAGTACTGGAACTTGACTCATTTCAGCGTATGCTGTTGATTGGTACCTCTCGTCTCTCTCATCATTAAAAGCTACGGCTGTTGCTTTTACAAAGATTTTTCCAACAAGCTCAATGAGTTCATCAGTTACGATTACAGACCAATCGCTTTTTAGCTCTTTGAAAGTTGTATAGATGTCCTCGGCATTTCTAAATGCGTACTTCACATCTTTTGATTTCTTTTTTTCTAGTTGCATTTTTTGTTGCAACTCTGGGAAAGTTAAATCTGCCATATCATCTATCCTCCAAGTCTGCTAAAAGGCACATCCCATGAATAGTTAGTAAAGTTTTTGTTTATAATATCCTTGATGATTTCACCTTTTGAAATTTCAATTTCCTGTGTAAATTCCATACCCATTTCAAAAGTGAAAATTTTAATATCAACATCAAACTTACTAGAAATTTCTGTGTAATTGTCAGCTGATGCTACCCATGCTTGTTTGAAATCTTCAAGTTCGATAATCACAAAATCATCATCCAACCAAATTTCAATATCTTTACCAGAAATAAACGCACTCCTTGTACCGTTTATATAAAAATAATCATACTCATTTTTAAATCTTAGTAGAGTACCATCGTGTTCATCTTCAAGCATTGCGCCTTTATTTCCTAATAGCATTTCTTTTAAAGCTGATGCAACGTTTTCGCGTCTGCCTCTTAATTTAAGAGTCCCCTCTGCCCAATTTGGCATATTTCTTTCCTCCTCCTGTAAAAACTCTGTAATTCCCTTATTTTTTATAAGGATGAGTTTGTTGTTTATTAGTAGTTATTATTCTGCTATCGTGTCATCTTAACGGTTTTAGCCATTTCTTTCTTCCATGACTGACTGCCTCGATATTGCAGATAAGCATCAAAACCTTTGATTGTGACAAGCTGACCATCATTTCTGAGGTGCTTTTTCTGACTAGGCAATTTTTTCATCTCTCGCCTCATATCTCCCGCTTGCCGTTTTGAACATCCAAAGATGTGCTCTAGTTCTTCATCGTTTGCAGAAATCTTCTCGATGATCACATCTTTAATCCTCACGATTTGAACTGTTTCCATTTTTGCTCCTTTCGTGGTATAATTCCTTTAGAATATTTTTGTTGAGCGCCTGATTGCCGTCAGGTGCTTTTTTGCTATCCCCTTTTCTGCTATAATGAAACCAGAAAGGAGAGAAATATGCAGAGAAAATATGTTGCATCTACTAATGTTCGTAGTGTTGGTTGGCAGAACGGAATCTTAGAAGTTGAATTTAATAACGGTAGTATTTATCACTATCATAATGTTAGTGAATCAGAATACAGCTCTGTCTTGATTGGATCTGTCGGTTCTAATATTCATAGATTGTCTAAATACCATCCTTACACACGAGTAAGCTAATCCAGTAGAGTTTCATCAAGTGGGTGAAACTCTTTTGTTTGCTCTAGATAAACTCCATCCGCTGAAATAATAATCTTTGAGTGAAAATCATTTTGTTTCAGCTCTTTAGAATAAATCAACAAGTCTTTTAAAATATCCTTTTGCTGCTTATTACCTTGATGATTTTTTGTTTCTAATTCGTTCATGTTTACCCCTTTCCATTTTTGCAAAGTCCTAAATTTGAAATTTCTCTCTTTTATTTATTAAGAGTAGTAGTACTTATTGTTATTTAGTATTTATTGTTAGTTAATACTTGTTGTTAGTTAGTATTTATTAGTGCCTTATTTTACAGATTTGTAAAATACAGATTTGTAAAATACAGATTTGTAAAAATCGGAAATGTAAATTCTAACCTGTGGATAACTTTTCTATTGCTTCATCAAGCCGTTGTAACATGATTTCAAATTGAAAGTCAGTTATCTTTGTATCTGAGAAGAATCTGAAAGTCTGAACACCTCGACCTCTACCAAGGCTTTTTTTGATCACACGCATATAACCAGCATCCTCTAACTTTTTTAGATGACGATCAATCATGTCACGGCCAACACCTTTTCGTTTAGCTATCTCATCTGGATAGACTTGCCAGTTAGGGTGGTTAGCTAGAACAACCATCATAATACCTACCGCTGTAAACCCCAGTTTTGGGTCATTGATAAAGTTATTACTAACAGCAGTATAATTTTCAGTCGCATTCTTGAAAGATAAACTGACAATCTAAATCTTTAAAGTCTGTCATAACTCCTCCTTTTAAATTTGCTATAATTGACTTATCCTACATGAAAGGAGAATAAGTCATGATTACTTGTCACATCATGATTGATGGTCGTGTTGAACCTCTATCAATGACATTGCCTGCTGTTCCTACTATCGGTTCTGTCATTGCTAAGTCAGCAGACCATAAATCTGAGCATTACTTGGTGAAATGTGTTGAGTATGTCAACGGACATGATACTGTCAATCTACATGTTCAACCATTTCCTAACCAAATCAGTGCTGTCAACGCTATTGATGGTTTCAGGAATAGCAGATAACTCTACTATCTTGACCCAGTAGCTATCTAGCACTTTCTTATCAACGTAGACCGCTTGTTCGCATAAACCGATGTGTCCATCAATGAACATCGCTCTACGGACAAGTAGGTCTTTTTCTGTTTCCAGTTCAATACGTCCAGCAATATTGCCAGAGATTTCAAGGTACTTGTCTGGTTCTTTCATCCTACTCCTCAAATTTCTCCCATGATTCGTTGATTCGCAACTTCTTGTTAATGCGAAGTTTCAAGTCATCGCTCCCTTTTCCATCTTTCAGCAACTGCGTGATGGCTGACGGACTAACACCGACTACAATAGCTAGGTCTGTCTGAGACCATCCACGTTTTTCGATACGCTCTTTTACAAGGTTGATCCATTTATAATGCTGTTGACTCATGTTACCTCCTCCTTTTATTTTCAATAGAGTTAAAGAGTTAGTAAATTATTTTATAAAACGCTTGACACATTTTAGCGTATCTGCTAAAATGAAAGCATAATTAAAAACCTTGATAAAATCACATATCTATCAATTTATTCTGCTCGGCAAAGCTATTTAATTTTTAGATAAGTTTTTATTAGTTTTTTAACTAACTCTTTAACTTACAAAAACTATTTTAGCGTAAACGCAAAATAAAGTCAACTATTTTTTGCGTATTTTGTAAAATATTTTTTGTCACGTCTTAGAAAGGCTGATAAATCAATGTTTTCTACATTTGAAATCGTAAAAGATTTATGCGAAAGACAAGGGATCTCACTAAACACCTTGGAAGAAAAGCTAGAATTGGGTAAAAATTCTTTATATGGATTAAAAAGAAATCAACCTTCTGCTGAAAGATTGCAACAGATTGCTGACTACTTCCATGTTAGTACAGACTATCTTCTTGGTCGTACGGATAACCCAACTATTGCTAGCGACAAAGAGCAATTCTTTTTTGAAGGCAAAGAGGTAAATGTTGAACAACTCGCCTCTACTGCTATGCGCTTCAATGGTAAACCACTAACTGAAGAAGATAAAAAAGCAATTCAAAACATTATAGAAATTTATCTCAGAAAGCAATAATAATCAAAGGTTGGATTGTTTATGACTGAAAAAGAATTTTCTCAAAATCTAGGTATAGATATAGAGATTTTTGAAGATGGTCTATTTCCAGATGAAGCCTTTTACATCCCAGCCCTCAAAACTATGTTTTTGAGTGATGCTATATCTGATGAAAAAAGGGTACAAGTCGCTTTACATGAGATAGGCCATAGAAACCACGCGCCAGATACTTATCGGCTTTTTAGGGAGAAGTGTGAGCTTGAAGCTAACAGAAATATGATCCATCATCTCATGAAAGCTGAGTTGGATATAGCCGAAGATACCACTACATTTAATTACCTGGTTTTCATGGAGAAATACAACCTAAAAACCATTGCCGATGAAACAATGGTCAAAGAGGAATATTTGGCTTTACTTAATTGAAAAAGGAGAAAAATATGAATGACAAACTTTTAGGAGTCATACTCTATATTATCTTTACTATCGTTGTAATAGCTTTTGTTATTTACAAAGTTAAGACTGAATCGCCTGAAAAGAAAAAAGCAAGACAGCGCGAGATGGAAGTTTTTAGAACAATGCAACAACATAAAAAACAGGAAAAGGAACAAAAAAATCAAATGAAAAAGCAAAATATCATCACTTGCCCAAATTGTAACTCCAAAGATGTCTCTTTCTTACAACAAGATAAAAAAGCCTTCTCAGTCGGAAAAGCCGTTGGTGGTGCTGTCTTAACTGGCGGAATTGGTGCTTTAGCTGGTTTTGCAGGCAAAAAAGGAAATAAACAGTGGCATTGCCAAAATTGCGGAAATTTCTTTGAAACGAAATAAAAAAATCCTCACACTCAAATTTTGGCCAAGGAGAGTGTGAGGTGTTCAGTATAGTAAAAGGCATTAAAAAGCCCTCTTTACTATACCCATTTTACCAAAAAGTGAGGTTAAAATCAATGTGGATGGAAGAATTGCCAAACGGCAAATATAAATTTTTTGAGAGATACAAAGATCCATATACTGAGAAATTAAAAAAAATCTCAGTTACGATGGAGAAAAAAACTCCCCAGGCAAGAAATCAAGCTGCTATCTTGTTGCAAGAGAAGATAAATAAGAAACTAGAAGATAAAAATAAAAACATATCTGATATAACATTCAAAGAGCTTTATGATGAGTTTGAGGATAATTGGAAAAATGGGGTCAGAGAATCAACAATCTATGCAGCAAACCATGTAAAAAATGAAATATTTAATCAGATAGAGGGCGATTATCTAGTTAGAAACATTGATCGTAGATTATTGCAGAAAGTCATAGATCAACTGATTAAAGACGGGCGCTCCAGGAATTATACCTCAAAAATAAAATTTAAACTCAATCAGATTATGAAGTACGCTCTTAGAATGAATTATATCAATAGCAACGAAATGCTTTTTGTCGAGCTACCCCGTAAAATTACAACCTCCGATGACTTGAAAAAGAAAAGAACAAAATATCTGGATCAAAAAGAGTTCAACCTCTTTATTAAAACTTTACAAAAAGAGGCTTTGCGTGATTATCGTTTAAACAAGTATATCCGTATAGCCAAAGTCCTTTTTCTAACTGGTATGAGATATGGAGAGCTTGCTGCCTTGAGTTACAAACACGATATAGACTTTTCGAAAAAGACAATCCACATAAAGCATACATACGATTTTAGACTCAAAAAGAGAACTGCACCAAAGACGGCAAAATCAGATAGAATTATAACTGCTCCTCAAAAAGTGCTAGATATTATCAAAGAGCAAATTCTAGAGAATACAAAAAACGGATTTGATACTGATTCTATTTTTATCAACACTCTAGGAGAGCCAATAACAAGTGCCAGGGTTATTATACCTTTAAAAAATCATGGTAAAAAGCTAGGTATTGACAAAAATATCACTACTCACATGTTCAGACATTCTCATATCTCTTTACTTGCTGAATTAGGAATCCCGTTAACTGCTATCATGGATCGTGTAGGTCATTCTGATTCAAAGACAACACTTGAAATTTATTCACACGTTACCCAAAAAATGGTATCAGATATATCTAGCAAGTTAGAAAAGATAAAACTATAAATTTTGCCCCTTTACTGCCCCTTTTTTCTCGATAAAATAAATAAAAACCCTTTAAACCGTTGATGTTAAAGGGTTTGTTTTATGCACGAAAAAAGAGCACACAATTCACACTCGCTTAGGGCTGCTGGATTCCTCCCC